CGCTCCACCACCCCCACCACCGACCACAAGATATTCAACATCTTGTGCGGTATCTGTGGTGAATGTTCCATCAGCGGTGAACTTATGTACCTTAAAACTACTAGTTGCTTCCCCATAATAATACTTCCCAGAAGCATCTCTAACCTCACCAGTAGAGGCTGAAGCATCAACACCGGAAGCATCTTGAAAGTCATCAACGGTCTGATCCACTAAATTATACTTGGCTAGAGAGCCGTTTGAGGCAACTCTAAATCCCAGTAGTGCTATGTCATCCTCTAAGCCAGAGGTATCCACTGCACCGGCAGCCAAGTTAGCAGAGGTAACCTCACCAGTGCCTAGTGTCCTTACTCCGCTTGTTACTTTAGTTAAAGGCATTTATGACCATCCTAGTAAAGTAGTGCTACACCACGCACACGTGTTTCTTTTGATGCTATATCCTGATTAGCAAAACTGATCTTGTACTTAGGTGCGGTGCCAGTATTACTTATTGTTATATCGTTAGACTTGGCGACTAGAACTCCTGTAGAGAATGTGCCACCAGCAGTTAATGGGGCAGATACATAGTTTGAACCGCCATCCGCAGAAACTTGAGCCACAAGATCAGTATCCAAAGTAGAGGTTCCTGTTTCGTTCTCGTATAGAACAACGATGCCCATCTTGGAGACTGTTGCATTTGCCGTTTCAGTTGTGGAAGTGTAATTTCCTGTTGCGCTCAATGTCTGTGTATCATACGGGGAAGTAAAGGGTGTAAAGGTTAGTCCACCGGGGTATCGTGCAATTCCTTTGGAAATGCGAATTTCATCAGCGTACCCATTATAATATTCAACGTCTTGTTGAAACCCTACTCTTAATGGAACATTCATATCCGAAAATGCGACTGTACTGGTCTTACCTACTCCTACACCATTAACAGAGACTCCATCTTTGTAGTGATACTGATAATCCCCATTTTGACAAATTGCATAATGGGCCCATGTATCTAATGTTATTGTAAAACCATCAGAACTTGCGCCAGCACTATTGATAGAGTTATTACCCATCATATAATAGCCACCACCACTAGAACGTCTGGTTCCAAAGTAACTTTGTCCGGCAGGACTAGTCGAGTTAGGTTGCGAAATAATAAAATCAAAATGATCGGTCGCGCAATGTTGGGGATGATAAAGCCAAAAATCTATTGTCCAATCACCACTTCCAAAGTTCCAATCATCTGAATCAGGAGCGCTTAAATAAGTAGAGTCATTCCATTTGCCTGATGCTGTACCAAATTTCTTGATGGCAGTTTTTGTTCGTGGGTCGCTTCCACCTGACTTTGATATAGTATGGCCTGATGCTGACGAATCCGTCCAAACCGTACCATCATCAGAACCATCACAATGTAGTAAAAGTTTTGTGTAAGAATCGTTGCCACCAACGCCAGAGAGGGTGGACATATATTCGCCAGTTGTATCTCTCACAACATCTGTCAATACATCAATGCCAGTTGCATCTTCATACTGGTCAATGAAAGAATTAGTTAGGTTAAACGCAGCCTTGTTATCCGCTATAGCAGAGTGAAGGGCTAGAGTGGAAATATCATTACGGAGTCCAGCAGTATCAACATTACCCAATTGTGCAGCGGGTACAGACCCACTGGACAGGTTAGAAGCATTAGTCGGATCAGTCGCCATCTTTGCAGTGGTGACCTCACTAGCCGTAATGTCTTCAGTTCTTATAGTTGTTCTAGCCATTATTTAGGATACTTTGCTTTGATTGCTTGACGGGTAGCCTCCAGCGATATTACTGAGGCTGCTCTTTCCTCTACTACGTTTTCCCATAGGGCTACGATTAGGTCGTTTATTGATGGGTATTCTGCTTGGCGTTTACGGGCATATTCTTGGGAGTCAAATTCTTCTTGCTTGCGCTTCAATTCTGCTTCAAGAAACTCTTTAGTCGGCATCTCATGCTCTTTTACAATAAGATTTTCATACACCTTATTAAAAGAATCAGTCCAATCAAACCAACATCCCCCATGCAGTTCTACAAGTATATCTTCTATATGGTCAGGACGACCCGCGATTATTTCTGGCATTATGTTGACCCCAACCTCGAAAAGGTAACGTAACTTTGTGCAGTAGGCGATCCAGCCCTACATCTAGTATTTGTCGGCCCACTATATCCGAACTTACATTTATGAGTGGAGGTACTTGCAACATCAAAGATAACATGACCCGCATAATATCCTTGATTAGAAAAGTTAGTTGTATTGAAGATACATTGAACGTAGTTCTTTTCGGTATAAGTTCCATCATCAGGGGTTGTGTATATTCCCCAGTAGCCAGTTTGATCCCCACTACTACCCGTTTTGTCCATCCAGACGTTATACTCTAATTTATAGTACCCAGTTGTTGGGAATGTCCATACACCACCTGATTCAGACATCGCACCATATGTATTTGGGTCCCATCCATCACCTCTAGTAAAACCACTAACATAGGTAAGGCTTGCGGTTCCTGCAAAACTGCTAGTAATTAGTTGCACATCTACATAATCAAGTGCATCACCAGCAGCAGCCCAAGCGTTGTCCCCTCTTAGGAAAGTGCTTGCAGAGGCAGTACCAGTTGCAGATAACATAGCAATATCGACAGCATCGTTAGCAATCGTTAGGGCTGTAGCCCCTGTTACATCACCTGTATGTGTTGCATTGGTTACCTTTGCTGTGTTAGCAGCGATCTCGGTATTGATTGAGTTGGCTAACTTGTCAGCCGTTACTGCGTCATCTTCAATCTTAGAGGTAGTAACCGTACCATCACCGGGAACTGTAGTAGTTCCTATATCGTTGATGCCTATAACTTCCATCTCATCAGTAGCAACCAGAGCGCTATCCAGAGTAAGCGTTACGCCAGAGATGCTATAGTTATTCTGTTGCTTAACCCCGTTTATCGTGATGATAAGGGATTGCTCATTTGGGGGTGTCCAAGTAAGCGTATGCGTAGCAGACGTAGAACTAGTTACGTCCAGCCTCCGTATGTCAGAGGCTTTTAATGCTACTTTACCTAGATAACTCATGTGATTTCGAGGATACCTAAGACTGCCTCTGCGTCAGAGTTTGCACTGGCAGTCATGTGTACGTCACCTGTAGCCTCTAAGTCTATAGGCTTATCAAGCACTAGGGTTGATCCTGATGGTACAGGAACTCCTTTAGCGACATGGTAGTAGGTATCCCCAGAGGTTGCTCTAGCCTTTATGTCTACATCTACTGAGGCTGATCCATCAATGTTACTTATGTAACAAGAGTGGATGATAGACGTTGTGGCTCCCGGAGCGGTATACACAACACCTCCGCCTGTAGTTAGTGCAGCCCCTTGATTCTTAAACGTATTAGCCATCCTATCCTCCTAATGCAATCGCCATCGCTATCGCTGTTCCTGCTGGGTCACCGGGGGTTATGGTTCCCCACGATGAATCCGTACCATCATTAGTCAGGTACTTTCCACTTTGTCCTGATACGTTAGGGACTATCGCCGTAGTCGAAGAAGATGGGAAACTGTTTTTTAAGACAGTCTTCAGCATCCTCAGATGGTCATCTCCTTCTCCAACGGGGTCACCAACAACAGGGTTAGTGTCAACTAACTGCGTAACCCAACTGGCAGATTCGACAGCCATTATGCACTCGCCGCTGTAAGGGTTACAGTCACTTCAAGAGTATCCCCTGAAACGACAGCCCTGGCTGAAGCAAAGTCTACGACACCGTACAGAGTTCCTGCTGTAGCAGAGGACGAAGCATTGTTACTTACAACAAAAGCACCCGCCACTGTATTAGTAGCATTTATTGAAAAGGTTGCTTTGCTAGAAGAGTTATCACAGGTGCTAGTCGTTGTGCCTGTTATAGAACCTAACGTCAAGGTTTGACGCACAACCTGAGAGTAAGCTGTTGTATGAACTAGCTCAGTCCAAGAACTATGGGAGGCCATTGTATCAGCAATTACTGGGGTTCCCGCTGCTTTTAGACCAACAAACCAACTGGTTATTTGTGTGCCGCTTTTGAACGTACCATCTAGAACATGGTTTGCGCCAGCCGTAGTAACAAGGTTCTTGTTTATCTCCCGCCACTTTTCTTGACCATCAGAACCATAACACACAACTTCCCATATATTCCGTAGGCCGATAGTATAATCATTATCGTGTTTCATTCTTAGACCTCCCTCGGCCTTCATTGTTGGTTGCATTTTCAATTTGGATAGTCCACCTTAGTCCATATAGTTGATGGGTCTGATACACTAGACCACGTTGAAGTAGGATCAGTTACAGCAGTCCATGTAGTTGTTGGGTCTGTCTCTGGGTTCCACAGGAAACTATCAAGAGCGGATTGACTAAAACTCCCAGAGAATGTAATAGTCTCTGAAAACAACATATTTCCGACAGAGGAGTAATCAGCATCCACACCAAACGTAATGGTTGGACTTATGGTTGCCGTTACTGTGCTTAACTGCGACAAATCAGCAGAAAACGTACCCGCACCCTGAACCACAAGACCATGTTGTAAATCAGAGGAAACCTCAATGCCATCCGTAATAGATACCGGTATAGTGCTTACCCCTAGGCTAGAGTAAGAGGACTCTACAGCAAAAGATATAGAAGCTCCCTTTGTATGGGCAACTCCTAAAGTAAACCCATCATCTAGAGCATAAGTTGCGCTACCTGTCTCAGCAGGGGTGTTCCAGTTTATCCCTATGTTGCTCCACAGGATGGGAGAGGTAGCCTCTGCCCATGTAATGGGTGCAACCATTATACATATCCGCTAGTGTTCATAACCCTAAGGGCTGAACCTGAATGCCTATCCTTGTTATCCTGTTCTTGTAGATCAGATATACCTTGTTGGAGAGCTTGCGCCCAGAGAGGAACTCTCTCATCATTCATTATAAAAGGCTCTGCCTCTAGCATACTACCGTAAAGATAGATGTCGGGAGCATTCGTTATAAGCCAGTTAGTTGTGGTAGAAACGCTAAGATTATCAAACTTCTTGTAAAATAACATCTCTACTTCCATTACAGAGCCAGGAATCGGACCAAAAGATACCTCATTAGCTAGAATGGTATAAAACTTAGGGGTTCCAGAGGTGCTTCCTCCCCAGACTCTATCATATATCTCTGGGGTTACATAAGATAAGGTTGTCAAGGGCGATGAATTAACTTGGAAATTACGCATCTGGATGTAACTAGCTGGTAGAGCTAGATTTCTCTGGCCTGCCACAGTATCCGCAGTATACTTAACTTCCATAGATCGTAAGCGCAAGACTCGATTGAATCTCGCTTCTGCCAAAGCAATAAACTCTGGTATTCTATCTGTTAGATCGCTCCTGTCTAACCAGTTAGCTACAGCCGTTTTTAATTCGGTGTAGTTACTAATAGCCATTAGACGTTACGAGCTGAAAAGAATATGTTTTGGTTTAAGATTCTGTATCCGTTTGCTGTGTCAGTTTGTGCGCGGCCTGCAACGCCGAATGCGTATAACCACATAATTAAACCCTCGTTGGTGTTGTTCTAAAGTATTTGTTATCAGGATCGTTCAGATACTTCTTCATAAGTTTATGATCTTTCTCTATCGCTCCATTAGTTTCCTTCATCCATTGAGTCCATATATTCAACGGTATAGAGGCTACCCTTACGCCTTCACCAGATTTCCCAGGAGTAAGTAAGTCACCATAATTATTATATGATTTCTTATTCTCCTCAAGTATAGGCTCACAATCCTGGTATGTATTTATGGTAAACTCTTTCTCATCCGCGCTGGAATGGAAAGTAGTATGCAACATATTAGGTTCTACTGGTTTATTCATCTCAAGTGATACCCCGGATCGTCACCTTCAACAATCCTATTCATACGCCCCTTTGTGTCAGAAAGTTTTTCCTCAAAAGTCATAGGCTTCTGTTTCTTTGCCGACTTCTTCTTTACCAACTTGTTTTTTTT